CCAGCAACGGGGGCAAGGAGACGATTCCGCTGACGTGGTGCCGGAATAATGCGTCTGGCCTGACGGAGTGGCACTGGCTGTCGTTCCCCGAGCCGCGACCGCTGTATGGGCTGGATCGCCTGGCTGCTAAGCCGGGGGCGACGGTGCTGGTGGTGGAAGGCGAGAAGTGCGCGGACGCTGGCCATGAGCAGCTGCCGGATCTGGCGGTGGTGAGCTGGCCGGGCGGTGGCAAGGCGGTGAAGAAAGCCGACTGGGATCCGCTGGCGGGCCGCAAGGTGATCTTGTGGGCGGATGTGGATGCGAAGCGGGTGCCGCTCACCAAGCCGGAAAAGGACGCACTGCCGAAAGCCGAGGTGATGGCCGCCCAGGCTGCGAAGCCGCTGCTCGACGAAGCGGACCAGCCTGGCGTCAAGACAATGGCGCAGGTGGCCGGGATTCTGCTCGATCTTGGCTGTTCGGTGTGGTCGGTGAAGATCCCGGCACCAGGGGTGAAGGCGGACGGCTGGGACATTGCGGATGCGGTGGACGAAGGCCTGACGGGCGCTGCCCTTGCTGATTTTATTCGCGGCAATAGCCTGCGCCTGGCGCAAGCCGGTTCGGCGGGGGAAGACCCTCCGACAGATTCCTCCGGAGGCATTTCTACCCCTCCGCCGGCTGCCGCCAGCATGGGCGGGGGCGATGACGGTTCATGGCGCAGCCAGTTGCTGAAAGACAAGTACGGGCGGATCGATTGCCGGGAGAATATCTACCTGCTGCTGCGGAATCATCCAGTGTGGCGGGGCGTGCTGTGGGCGGACGATTTCGCGCGCAAGATCATCAAGCGCGCAGCGCCGCCGTGGGAGTCCAAGGCGAGCTTCAAGCCGGATGCCCAGTGGGGTGAAGACGACGATCTGCGCCTGGGCATGTGGCTGGCCCAGACCGAGCGCTTGCGGATCCGCAGTACGGAGAATCTGGCGGTGTCGGTAGGCTGGGCGGCGCGTGAGTCGCGGTGCCACCCGGTGCGCGAATACCTCGATGCGCTGTCCTGGGATGGCGTGCCGCGCCTGCATGATTGGTTGAGAGACTACCTGGGCGTGAAGAAAACCGAATACACGATGCTGGCCGGCAGGCTGTTCCTGATCGGCATGGTGGCCCGCATCTATCAACCTGGCTGCCTGATGCGGGCGATGCCGATTCTTGAGGGCATGCAGTTTCGCGGCAAGTCGACAGCGCTGCGCATCATTGGCGGCAAGTGGTTCGGCGATACGCCGATCGATCTCAACAACAAGGATGCCTACCAGCTGATTCAGGGCCGCTGGCTCTATGAGATTGCCGAACTCGATGCGTTCAACCGCTCGGAGTCGACGCGCATCAAGGCGTTCATATCGAGCCAGGAAGACCGTTTCCGCGCGCCGTATGATCGCGCACCGAAGGAATGGCCACGCCATACGGTGTTCGTCGGCACCACCAACCAGGATGAGTATTTCAAGGATCAGACCGGCAACACGCGCTACTGGCCGTGGAAGGTGGAAGAAGGCGATCACATCAACCTGGATGGCCTGGCTGCAGCGCGCGATCAGTTGTTTGCCGAGGCGGTGGAGCTGTATCAGCGCGGCGAGCGCTGGCACCCGACGCGCGATGAGCAGCAGCGCTTGTTCGAGCCTGAGCAGGCCGATCGCGAAATCGCGGACCCGTGGCAGCCGCTGATCTTGAAGTGGTTGCGCGGCAGAATGGAAGATCGGGTGACGGTTAATGTGATCCTCACTGACTGCCTGAAGATCGAACCGGGCAAGCTGGATTCGGCTCGCCAGATGAGCACGCGCGTCGGTATCGCGATGAAGCGGATCGGCTGGATCAAGCGCCGCGAAACCGGCGGCGATCGCGAGTATTACTACCTGAGACCCGATGCCTGGCGCGCGGGTGAAGCAGATATCCAAGGGGGCGACCATGCTCCGTTTTGACCAGGGATCGGTGCGATCCGTCCAACCTAAGGTTGGACGCGCCGGAAAAGGTCAGACGGCTAGAACCCGCATGGATAGGGCATCCGTCCAACCTCCTAACCTCGTCCTACCTCACCGCGCCCACCCACACAGGTGCGCACGTGCACCCGTGCGCACATACGCGCGCGTGCGCACACCCACACCTAGTAGGACGAGGTTAGGAGGTTGGACGGATCAAGCATTGGCGCGGGTTTCAGCCGTCCAACCTGTTGGAGTTTTTTCGGGAAAGGTAGGTCGGACATGAACCTGGACACGATGCGGGCGGATTACACCCTGGTGCGCCGCTGGTGGAAGGACGCCGAGGGATGGACCGAAGCCGAGCTGGCTGAGGCGGACCAGGGCGTGCGTTCGGTTGTCGAGCGCAAGGATGCCGAGCTGATCGCCTGCTGGGCTGGCTGGCTGGCCAAACAGGCTGAGCAGATCCGCCGTTTCGAATCGATGGTGCGCGCCGCTGAAGGCAGGATACGGCAACAGGCTGCGGCGGAAAGGCTTTCAACATGACTACCATCAGCATCAGAAACAACTTCCCCGAGATCGCCGCCAAGCTGGATCGCCTGGGGCAGGACGTGGGCAACAAGGCGGTGGTGCGGGCGCTCAACACGACGATAGACCAGGGAAAGACGCAGATGGCCAGGCAGATCAGCAGTGAGTTCAGGATCGGCGTGGGTGCGGCCAAGGATCGGCTCAAGGTATACAAGGCATCAGTGCGTGGTGGTGCGTTCAGGTTCGTTGCCACACTGGAAGCCACCAAGAAGGGACCGGGCCGCTCGATGAACCTGATCGCGTTCGTTAGCGGTAGCAAGGTCAGCAAGGCCTCAGCCAAGCGCAATGGACGGGCAGACCTGGCAGGCCAGCTGCAATTCCAGATCAAGCGTGGCGGTGGCAAGAAAGCCATCAAGGGTGCATTCATCGGGAACGATGGGCGCACCGTGTTCGTTCGTACTGGCAAGGATCGCCTGCCGATCAAGGCGCTCAATACCATCGACGTGCCACAGATGTTCAACACCAGGCGCGTCAACAAGGTGGTGAAGCAGGTGATGCTAGACAAGTTCCCTGCCAACTTCCAGCGCGAACTGCGCTCGGTTCTAAAGGGGTACGCCAGGTGATCCGCCCTGCTGCCATCGCATCGATGTGTCATGCGAGGAGGGGGCCCCAAGTTTTACGGGTCCTTCCCGGCACCTATGCGTACGGCGCGAAACGACCGCGGGTTTTGCTTAGTTGCTGGGCGTGGTTGGAGTTGACTGTGTTGTTGACGGGTGGCGGGGTTGGGGGGGTTGACGGATGCCTGAGTTGATTACGCCGGCCGAGTATTCGCGCCGACGCGGGGTGAGCAAGGAGGCTGTGAGCAAGGCCATCGAGCGCAAGCGCATCACCACGGTGCTGGGGGAGAACGGGAAAAAGCTGATCGACCCGGAAGTGGCGGACATCCAGTGGGCGAAGAACACCGACGCGCTGCAGTCGCAGCGGGCCAACGCGCCGAAGGGTGAGCGTGGCCAGCAGCCTGGTGTGGGTGGCAGCGGCGGCGGCTTCGGTGACGGTGGCGACAGCGGGTCGGCCTACTGGGACGCGCGCACGCTGCGTGAGCAGTCGGAAGCGGCGATCTCGGATATGAAGCGGCGGCAGATGGAGGGCGACCTGGTTGAGCGCAAGCGCGTGGAAGAGGCATCGCTGCGCATCGGCCGCATGCTGCGCGACGCGGTGCTGGGCGTGCCGACCAAGCTGGCGCCCGAGGTGTCGCACCTGACCGACGCGTGGGAGATCGAGCAGCGTCTTTCGGCTGCGCTGCGCCAGGTGCTGGCCGACGTGGCGAAGATGACGGTCGACGATCTGGCGAGGGCGATGAGCTGATGGGCGTTCTGGCCGATGGCTTTCTGGCGTTCCAGTCCGGCTTCGCGGCGGGGCTGCAGCCCGATCCCGCGCTGCAGGTCGACGAATGGGCCGATGAGTTCATGCGCATCCCGCGCGGCAACGGGTCGGAGGCTGGCAAATACCGCACCTCCCGCACGCCGTATGCGCGCGAAGTGATGCGCTGTCTGTCGCCGTCGCACCCCGCCAAGCGGGTGGTGGCCAAGGTGGCGTCGCAGTTGTTCAAGACGCAGGTGGGTCTGAACTGGGTGGGGGCGAACATTCACCTGGCGCCGGCCAACATGCTGGTGCTCCTGCCGACCGACAAGCTGGCCAAGCGCGTGTCATCCCGCATTGGCAAGACCATCGATGAGGTGCCCGAGCTGCGCGAACGCGTGGCCGCGCCGCGCTCGCGCGACAGCCGCAACACCGTCGACACCAAGGAATTCAACGGTGGCACGCTCTACATCACCACCGCCGGTTCCGCTGCTAACCTGGCCGAAGTGCCGGCGCGGTACATCTACGGCGACGAAGTCGACCGCTGGGACGTGTCAGTCGACGATGAGGGCTCGCCGATCGACCTGGCTGAAACCCGCGCCAGCACCTTCGGCCGCAATGCCAAGTTTTACTACACCAGCTCGCCGACGGAGGAGGGCGCCAGCGCGATCGACGACCTGTTCAAGCTGGGCGACCAGCGCCGCTACTACGTGCCGTGTCCGCATTGCGGCCACATGCACACACTGGCGCAAGAAAACCTGCGCTGGGATGAAGGCTTTGATGCCGCGTGGATGCTCTGCCCCGGCTGCGGTGAAGGCATCCATGAGCAGTACAAAGGCGAGATGCTGGCCGCCGGCGAATGGCGCGCCCATGCCGAGGGCGATGGCGAGACCGTCAGCTTCGAGCTATCCGCCCTCTACGCGCCGCCGGGCTGGGTGTCGTGGGTCGGTATGGCCAAGCAATACACCAAGGCCAAGGGTGCGCTCGACCGTGGCGACATCGAACCCATGCAGGTGTATTACAACACCCGCCTCGCGCTGTGCTGGGACAACGTCTCCGAGCGCTTCAAGGCCGAGCAGGTGCAGGCGCTGGCCGCCGACTTCCCGCTTGGCGCGGTGCCCGAGCGCGCGCTGTTGCTTACCGCTGCCGTCGATGTGCAGGGAAACCGCCTCGAAATGCAGGTGATCGGCTGGGCGCAAGGCATGGAGCGGTGGACCGTGAACTATCACGTCATCGCTGGCGACCCCGCCGAAAAGAGCACCTGGGATGCGCTCGACGACATCCTCAAAACCCCGATCCGCCACGCCAGCGGACGCCAGATGGTGATCCGCGCCGTCGGCGTTGACACCGGCGGCCACCACACGCAGGAGGTCTACGATTTCTGCCGCCGCCGCAAGCGCCGCTACATCGGCGGGCAGGAACAGCGCGTGCTGGCGATCAAGGGCGCGTCGAAGGCCGGGCGTCCGGTGATCTCCAGTCGCCCCAGCCTGGTCGATGTCAACATCCGTGGCCGCATCGAAAAGTTCGGTGCCGAAATCTGGATGATCGGTACCGACACCGCCAAGGACTGGATATACAACCGCATCCTGCTCACCACCGACGGCCCCGGCGCGATTCACTATTCCAACGAACTGCCCGACGAATACTTCGAGCAGCTGGTGGCCGAGTACAAGAAAGTGCGCTACATCAAAGGCTACAAGGTCATCGAGTGGCACAAGAAAAAAGCCGACCGCAACGAAGCCTTCGACCTCACCGTTTACAACCTCGGCATGGCCCACCACCTTGAGCTGCACCGCAAGCCGGATGCCTGGTGGATGGTGCTCGAACGCCAGGTGCGCCAGCCCGATTTGCTGGATATGCCCCCCGTATCAGCTACAGATCGAACCCAAACCACGGACAAACCCGCGCCTATCCCGCCCGCCATCGTGCAAAAAACTGCTGTCACCCCGCGCCGCTCTGGCGGCCTGAGCCGCCGCTGAGATGTCGGAGAACCTGTTACTGGTAATTGAATCGATCCGTTCCGAGATCCGGAAAATTGAAACAGATGAGGAATGGAAACTGTTCAAACACCTGCTCTGCAACCACGTCGGCGGCACTCGGCCGTATTGCCCGACGGTGAAGGACAAACGGCAAAAAATAGAAGCGATCGAAGCCGCCGGAATGGATGCAAACACCGAGCATTTGTCGAAAAAGATCGGTGTTTCCCGCCGCCGCGTGCAGCAGTTGAGGCGGCTGCTGCGATGATATAACCCGCGAAATTCCTTGCCTACAAATTTCGCCCTCCGCCTGCCACGCTGGCAGGCATGGATACACCCACCACCGAACCTACATCCATCCGCGCCGGTGACACCGTCACCTGGCTACGCGAGCTGGCGGACTATTCCGCCGCCGATGGCTGGGCGCTGAAATACAAGCTGCTGTACGCGGCCGGCACGGCGGTCGCTATCAGCAGCACCGGCGTCGGTACTACCCACACGGTCAGCCTTAGCGCTGCCACCACTGCCGCTTTTATTGCAGGCGCGGCCACGCTGGCGGGCTATGTCGAGAAGGGCTCCGGCGGATCGCTGCAGCGCGTCACGCTCGACTCTACTGCCGTCACCATCCTGCCCGATCTCAGCGCCGCCACCACTTTCGACGGCCGCAGCGCCAACCTGATCGCGCTCGAAGCCGCACGCGCCGCGCTGGCGAGCTACATGAGCAAGGGCCAGATCCACGTTGCCGAATACGATATCGCCGGTCGGCAGATGAAATTCCGCAGCGCCGCCGAGATCACCGACCTGATCCGCCATTACGAGATCAGGGTTTCACGCGAATCCGGCTTGTTCGGTGGCAGAATGCTGGTGAATTTCCGCTGATGGCCAACTGGATTAACCGCCTGATCGGCCGCATCAAGCCATCAGCCAAACCCTCCGCCCAGCCCACCGGCGAGCGCATGTTCGCCGCTGCCCGCGTCGACCGCCTGACCGGCGGATGGCGCGCCGCCACCACCAGCGCCGATGCCGAATCGGTCACCAGCCTCACCGTCCTGCGCAACCGCTCGCGGTCGCTGATCCGCGACAACCCGCACGCCAAACGCGCGCGGGCCGTGGTCATCAACAACGTGATCGGCCAGGGCATCGGCCTGCAGGTGGCAATCACCAACAACCGCGGCCGCCTGGTCGAAGAATTCAACGAGCCGATCGAAGAAGCCTGGGAAGAATGGTGCCGCGCTGAAAACTGCCACACCGGCGGCAGCCTGCACTTTTCCGATCTGGAACGCCTGGTCATGGGCGAAGTATTCGAGGCGGGCGACGTGTTTATCCGCATCCACCGCAACGGCCTCGGCGCCGTGCCGATGTCGCTCGAAGTCATCGAAGCCGAGCGCCTGGCCGAAGAATGGGAAGCGCCTAACTACAACGGCAACCTGGTGCGCCAGGGCATCGAGGTCGATGGCTTTGGCCGCCCGGTCGCCTACTGGATGCACCAATACCACACCGGCGATCCGCGCCGCCAGATGGTCAAAGACAAAATCTTCCGGGTCCCCGCAGAAGAAATAATCCACCTGCGCATCATCGACCGCTGGCCGCAAGTGCGCGGGGTGCCTTGGATGCACGCCGCGATGACGCGCCTCAACCAGCTCAGCGAATTCCAGGAGGCGGCATTGATCGCCGCCCGCATCGGTGCCGAAAAGGTCATGGTGCTGGAAGAGGTCGAAGGCGGCGGGCTGGCTTCATCCATTAATGACGGCGGCGAGAACGACGGCACCCTCACCTGGAATAGCGGCAAGGGCCAGATCGACATCCTGCCCGGCGGCACCAAAATCGCCGACTGGAATCCGGCTTACCCCGACACCAACTTCGACCCCTTCGTGCGCTCCGCGCTGCGCGATATCGCCGCCGCGTTCGGCGTGTCGTATGAGTCCATCAGCCGCGACTACTCACAGAGCAACTACAGCAGCAGCCGCCTGTCGCTGATCGACGACCGCGACCTGTGGCGGACCATGCAGCAGTGGTTCATCCGCAACTTTCGCGATCGCCTGCACCGCATCTGGCTCGAATCTGCCGTGCTGTCGCGCGCGATCCCGGCGGTACCCGTCGCGTCGTATGTCGGCAACCGCAGCGCGTTCGAGGCCGCGACCTGGAAGCCGCGCGGCTGGTCATGGGTTGACCCGACCAAGGAAGTCAATGCCTACAAGGAAGCTGTGCGCTGCGGCTTCACCACCGTTTCCAACGTCATCGCCATGACCGGCGGCGGGCAAGACCTCGAAGACGTGCTGAACGAGCGCGCCCGCG